CAAGAAGTGAATCGCTCCACTTCCAACACAGGCGGAGACAACGCCATTTATCCACATTGGAACATAGCAGAAGGATCAGAAGCAGTAATCAGATTCTTACCCGATAAGGATACAAACAAATACATTCTTCTGGACTGAGAGAAACATGATCAAATTACCTTTCGCAGGTATTAAAGGTCAGACTGACTCTAGACCAGTACAGGTACAAGTACCNTGTATGGAGATGTATGGCAAGACTTGCCCAGTACTAACNGAAGTTNGACCATGGTTCAANGACAAGAGCATGGAAGACATGGGCAGAAAATATTGGAAGAAGAAAAGTTACATTTTCCAAGGTTTTGTCACAACAAATCCGTTAGCAGAAGACTCGACTCCTGAGAACCCGATTAGAAGATTTATCATCGGACCTCAGATCTTTAACATTATTAGAGGAGCATTGATGGATCCAGAGATGGAAGAAATGCCTACTGATTATGTGAAAGGTGTTGACTTCAGGGTCACTAAAACAACCAAAGGTGGTTATGCTGACTACTCAACATCAAAATGGTCAAGAAGAGAAAGAGCTCTCGAAGAAGCAGAAAGAGCCTCTATCGACAAACACGGGTTACACAACCTGGGTGACTTCAGACCAAAAGAGCCAACTGACACAGAAGTAAAAATAATCAAAGAATTATTTGAGAAATCTGTTGAAGGTGAAGCTTATGATCTAGAGCAGTATGGACAGTACTTCAGACCGGCGGGAATGGCTTACCAAGCTAAACCTCAGGTAACAGTACCAACAGCATCGGCTCCGGCGGCAACGCCAGTGGCAGAAGCGGCTCCTACAGCGGCACCTGTTACTGAATCTGCACCAGCACCACAACCAGAGGCGGCACCAGCAGTGGTGGCCCCAGCGGGTGATAGTGCCAAGAGAGCAGAGGACATCCTGAAGCTGATCAGATCAAGACAAGCAAAATAATCTGACATTTTACCAAGGCCCTAATATTGACGTTAGGGCCTAGGTATGTTAATATATGATATACAAAGGATAAAATTATGACGAAAGTATTTGACGCAACAAAGTTTAGAAAAAGTATCACAAAATCAATCCAAGGACTAGGCATTGGATTCAGCGATCCCACAGATTGGATCAGCACAGGAAATTACGCATTGAACTACTTAATGACTGGTGATTTCAACAAGGGAATTCCATTAGGCAAGGTTACTGTATTTGCAGGAGAATCCGGAGCAGGTAAGTCTTACATAGCATCAGGAAACATTATCAAGAATGCACAGGAGCAAGGTATATTTGTTATACTTGTTGACACAGAGAATGCATTGGATGAGAAATGGTTACAGGCGTTGAAAGTAGACACATCAGAAGATAAACTTTTAAAATTAAGTATATCGATGATCGATGACGTAGCTAAAACTATTTCAGAGTTCATGAAAGGTTACAAAGAAGCACACTCGGAAGACAAAGAAGGTGCTCCAAAAGTATTATTCGTTGTTGACTCATTAGGTATGATGCTTACACCAACAGACGTTAATCAATTTGAAGCAGGCGACATGAAAGGTGACCTAGGTAGAAAACCCAAGGCATTAACAGCACTTGTAAGAAACTGTGTAAACATGTTTGGTTCATGGAATGTGGGACTTGTAGCAACCAACCATACATACGCATCACAGGACATGTTTGATCCAGATGATAAGATATCGGGTGGACAAGGATTTATCTATGCAAGTTCAATTGTGGTTGCAATGAAAAAACTTAAATTAAAAGAAGACCTTGATGGTAACAAAGTCACAGACGTGAGAGGTATTAGAGCGGCTTGTAAAGTTATGAAAACAAGATATGCCAAACCGTTTGAAGGTGTACAGGTTAAGATTCCATACGAAACAGGAATGAACCCTTACAGTGGACTTGTGGACTTGTTTGAGAAGAAAGGTATACTTGTACAAACCGGAAACAGACTGAAATACATAGACAAAGCAGGCAAGGAACACATAGACTTCAGAAAACAATGGATTGGTGATAAATTAGATATGCTAATGGCAGACTTTACAGAATCTACAGACTTTGCTGACAAGGAAGAAGTTCCAGCAGTAGAGTTATCAGAAGTAATTGAAACAAAGCCAAAAGCAAAAACTAAAAAAGCAGAACCAATTAAAGAAGAGAAATAAATGATAGACTTTGATCATGCTGACATTGAACGTTTGTGGAACTCCATTATACATTACGTCCCTGAACGACAGAGATTAGACATGGCAATTGACTTGCTCAAGAGTCTAGAGGACATTGGGGTGGATCATGAGGTACTCAAAGGATCTGCAGAACTTGATCCAAAACTAGAGGAAGCCGTTAATACCGTGTTCGAGGAAGATGAATCCGAAGACGTAGGTTACGGCGATACTGATGAATGATAAACTGGTACAACGAAGTCAGCAGGAACCTAGCTAAGATACCAGACTGTGTAGCATACTTTGACAACGAGTTGCTCGAAGCGAGGAAACAGTGCAAGATATACGGTAACCTCGAGAGAGCCAGTGCGTCACTGCCCGGCATAGTCGAAGAAAGATTCAGCCAACTGCAACAGCTTGAGGCCATACTCGAATACCTAAATATAGAATTGAGAAGGCTGAGATCCAAGACTTTCAGGAAATTCCTAGAGAACTACAACAAATTATTAAGCAGTAGAGACGCAGAGAAGTACGTGGACGGGGAGGACGATGTGGTCGATATGACCAAGATCATCAACGACTTCGCACTGATAAGGAACCAATGGTTAGGCATCACCAAAGGGTTAGACCAGAAGCAATGGCAGATAACGAATATCGTCAAACTGAGAGTGGCGGGGATGGAAGATGCCGACATCAGCTAGAATCATATTAACCGACGTTGACGGGGTACTGTTGGAATGGGAACGCCATTTCACCAAGTGGATGCAACTACGATCATACTTTGACGAACACGGTATTAGGAACTATCCTTACAAGCTAATAGACACGGGACAAGACGACTACGAAATGGCCAACAGATTTAGGGTCAGCAAAGATGTGATCAGGCAAGAGATCAGGGAGTTCAACAGGAGTGCATGGATGGGCACACAGAGACCAATGTTGGAATCACAGACATGGGTAAAGCTGTTACATGCCGAGGGGTGGACCTTCGTGCCAATAACATCACAGACCTCAGATAAGCCAGCACAAGAACTACGTAAGAAAAGATTAGGTGAATTGTTTGGCAAACATGTTTTCACAAATTACCACATACTGGGCACAGGCGCAGATAAAGATTCGGCATTAGCGGAGTTCCATGATACCGGACTGTATTGGGTCGAGGACAAGCCCAAGAACGCTTTAGCAGGGCTCTATTACGGTTTAAAGCCCATATTAATCGACCATCCATACAACAGAAACTTTAATCATCCTGATGTTATACGTGTAAGTAATTGGAAACAAATACACGAGGTAGTCAGTGAAAGAATCAAAAAATAAAAGCAATTTCTGTATAAGACCGTTCAATAGTGCATTAATAAACACCAGCGGAATTTTAAATATCTGTTGCGAGATAGATACAAAACTAACCAAATTTAAAAATTTCAAAGAAAGTAATATTGAAAAGGATACAATAGAACAATGGTGGGTCAGTGACTACAAAAACTACGTAAGACAAAGTTTTTTAGAAAATAAAAAGATAAAAGAATGTGCCGGTTGCTGGAGAGAAGAAAAACAAGGACTATCAAGTCATCGTATAAAATCAAATCACCAATACAAGGCCATATTTCAAAACAGATTCGAAAGGAACCTCAAACTTATAGGCAAAGATGCACTGCCATACCCGGAGGACGTAGAAATACAAATTACAAATTTATGCAATCTCAAATGTCAGATGTGTTCGGGATCGGAAAGCTCTCGTCTTCTCATTGAAAATAATGCCCTCGGGTACGAAAAATTAAACCAGAAAGACTATGACCTAAATGACGAGAATTATGAAAAAATTGAAAATTTAGTAAAGCACGACATTAGATTACTCAATTTAAGAGGCGGTGAACCACTGTTCAATAAAAAGATTATCAATCTACTTTCGACTCTTGTCCTAAATAACAAAGCAAGTGAAATGTCCTTGCACATAACAACCAATGGCACAATATGTAACAGCAAAATTTTGTACTTGCTGAAACACTTCAAAAATGTTAGACTGATGCTGAGCATCGAAGGCACAGGAAAACATAATGAATACATGAGATACCCATCATCCTGGGCTGAGATAAAAAAAAATATTAAAGAATTTAAAACTTTGAACAACATATACCTTTGTATCAACACAGTGGTTCAAAATCTAAATATTCTGTATATTGACGAACTCATCGAATACGCTCATGAAAATAATATTTACATAAATCTATATTTGATAGAAAACCCAGACTACTTGGATGCGTTCAACTTACCAAAAAAAATACTACAAGGAGCATACGATAAGTTGAAAAGTATATCAGATGAAAAACTTATACACACCAAAAACGTAAAAGAAATAATTTCGTTATTAAAAGAACGACTGAATAACCATGTTGTTGATGAAAAAAAATATACACAATTTACTGAGATGATAAAAAGTCGTGATCGTTATAGGAACGTACACATCAAAAATTATATGCCTGAATTAGCAAGGGAAGTTTATAAATGAAGGTATACGTGTAAATAATTGGCAACAAATACACGAGTTATTATCTAGATAACAAAAAGGATTAGGTTAAAGGATAGCGTCCTTGTATTTTAAAAAACAAAGTTCAACACATTCCTCATTGGTTTGTCTATTTGTAAGCACGGTGAAACCTGTTTTTTGATAACGTTCTACCATTGAATCTAATTTTAAAAATTGTGCATCATGATCTCCGATATACATTTCACACTCAACTAAAACTATTTTAGGGGCTAGGCCTAGGTCTAATATTTCTGTCAGCATCTCATGCCAACGCCCTTCTATGTCTAACTTGATAACATCCACGTCTCGTCCGTGCTGTTCAGCTATTGTTTTTAAATTTATTGTTTCCACCTCAATCTCGTCATACGAGTTTTCGGGCCTGTCTAGCTGGTAGCATTTTTTTGTGTCATCGATGGCATAGAATTTTCGTATTTTTCCGGATTCTTTGTCGTATGCTTTGTTGGTATGCTCGATCATGTAGCCGCCATGATTGGCTTGATCGACCGTAAGTTGAGACAGAGGTGTCGGATCCCATGTCAATATCTTTGCAGTTCTATTATATTTTCTACATTTTTTTTCCCATCTGATTTCTCTAGACACCCCGAAACACCAATACATTTTGGCCGTAGCTCTTAACTTGTCGGGTATACTGTATTGTTTGTGCTTACTCCAACCTTTGTTATTTGGTTTTTCTTTTGTGTCATTGGCACTAGGAGTCAACGGAAATTTTAGTTCGTACTGCCTACAGCGTTCAGAGAGTTTCATGCACAAATATTTATAGTGTAAATATCAGTATGAAGATTTATGTAGGATGGGATCCAAGGGAAGACATAGCGTACCAGGTTTGTGAACACTCCATCAAACGTAGAGACGCCGACGCGGAAGTATTCCCGTTGAAGCAAAACGAGATGCGAGAGAAAGGCATCTACACCCGAGAGATTGACAAGTTAGCGACAACAGAATTCACGTTCACAAGATTCTTCGTGCCATACCTAAACGACTACAAAGGATGGGCCGTGTTCTGTGACTGCGACTTCCTTTGGAAGATCCCTGCAAAGGAACTGGAACAATACTTTGATGATTCCAAGGCAGTGGTCTGTGTACAACATGAGTACACACCGGAAGAAGGATCTATCAAGATGGACGCACAAGTACAAACTGCCTATCCCAGAAAGAATTGGAGCAGTATGGTGCTATGGAACTGTGCCCATCCAAAAAACAAATTGTTGACCCCGGAGTTCCTAAACAAACAGACTCCAAAGTTCCTACACAGATTCAGTTGGTTGGAAGATTCGGACATAGGTGCACTACCACACGAATACAACTGGCTNGTTGAATGGTACAAGGAACCCAAAGACGGTGTACCCAAAATACTGCACTACACAGAAGGTGGTCCGTGGTTCGATGGATACAGAGATTGCGAATACTCAGATGATTGGAAGAAAGAAGTAATCAATCTATTCTCAGCATAATGAATTGGGGGAAACTTAAACCACACCATTATCATAAAGAACCTGTGGAATACATCTACGCCCGAACTTTATTTGACCTCAAGGAGTACGACAATCTGTACGAGAATCAGAACAATCTCATGCACGAGGTGTGGAAGGATTTTGATGAGAAGTATCGTGTTGGATTTGAATTTCTAGACGACATACGAGATATCAACAAAGACAAAGACATAATGTGCTTATGGTTCTTCAAGGAGAGGAACGACCGTAGTGCAGGTACTGACATAAAAATAGCCGGAAAGACTATCACATATTATCCAAATACGTTCCTGATCACAGAGTCAAAGGATATAAAAATACTAGAGAAAAACGAATACATACGCAGACCGGTACTGCAATTAGACTTATCAACTAGTACGTGGAATACTATGTTAGAAAGATTTAATAAAATCGTTTAAAACATTAACATCAGCAGTCGCGTGCCTGTCTCTGACTTTGGTCCAAACAAATTTGTCCCTATTGGCTATGTTGAAATTTGCTCGTATTTGTTTTCCAGCGTTATCATCTAATATTTTTTTTGCTTTAAACTCCACTGTTGGCAGATACAAGCATCTATTAAGTTTCCTTGCAACCTTTTGTGTGTACGTGTCAACATGCCAATGCCAAAACATTGGCGGTGCTAGATATCCTAACGTGTTGGTCCAGTTCTTGTGTACAGCAAAATGTGCCGCTGGCAACGGGGCATCTGGCCACAATTTTATTTCATCACCATGCTTCATATTACCTTTGGCTCTCCCGTCGCTGGGTACCACCATGAGAATCTTATCCTCATATTTGTCAAACTCGTCTATAATCAATTGATCCCATCCTTGTGTTAGTACTTGTACATCATCACCCATTAACATGACAATATCATTATTTGCTTTGTCAGACATCAAGTTCCAACTGTAACATGTGGACTGGTTTGGACCTACTGTGTAGTGTTTTTCATCTAGCAGATCTTGGTACTGCTCTAACTTTTCGTCGTCATCATTGAGGTAGAAAAGGAATTCTGTCTCACCTTTCTGTGTTTCTGTTGCTGTGTCTACTAGTCTTTTTGCCAACTCAGGCCTGCCCCT